ACACGATTTTAAAAATTAAAGGCGAACAAGTTGGTGACAACTGGCGTGAATGGCTTAGCAAAAACCCTGACATCGACATTTTGCCGGTACTGGACGAGACAGACCCAAACCCTACGGACGCGGCACCTACCGCCGCCAATTAGCAGAGATTTTGGTCGCGGTCGGTTGGTGGCCTAGCGACATTGTGTTTGACGCTCGAGATATGGCAACGGTCATTAAAGTGCTTAACGAGGCAAACAAAAAACGGAGATGACGTGGCGGAAGTATCGGCAAGGGTTGAGGTCGTCGGGCTCAAGGATGCTTTAAAGACCCTCAACAAAATTGACAAATCTTTGCGCCGAGAAATTACCAAGGACTATAAGAAGATCGTCCAGCCTGTTATTGACGATGCAAACAAACTTGTGCCTACTGGCGTCCCGCTATCTGGTATGGCGCGCAACTGGCAAACCCGATCAGGGTTCCAACTATTGCCGTGGATACCTGGCATGAAACAAAAGATCGCTGCCAAAATCAATACTCGAGCAATCAAGGAATACAGCGGAAACAAAACTAATGTGGGCACGTTTGCCATTCAATGGAAAGGCGCGACTGGCACAATGTTTGACACGTCCATGGCTGGTTTATTAGGCCGCGCGCTAACTGCACGCTATGGGCGTAGTTCGCGAGTAATGTGGAAAGCATACGAGCAACGCCAAAACGATGTCATGTCCGAGATGGAGCAATTGGTTAAGCGCGTCATGGATGAAGCAAACAGAGAGACCGCATAATGGCAATCAATATCCCTATCATTTCAGAGTTTGATGGCAAGGGCATTAATAAGGCTATTAAACAATTTAAGCAACTGGAAACAACATCGGAAAAAGCCCAGTTTGCAATTAAAAAGGCTGCGGTGCCGGCAGCTGCGGCGCTTGGCGGTTTGGCGTTGGCACTTGGTGACGCAACCAAAGCAGCGATGGAAGATCAGCAGGAGCAGGCGGCGTTAGCGCTCACTTTGCAGAATGTGACTGGTGCTGGCGCTGCACAGACCGCACAGATTGAAGATCAAATCAGCGCAATGTCTCGAGCGTCTGGCATTGCTGACACGGAATATCGCAAGAGCCTTGAGGCTTTGGTGCGCGGTACAAAAGATGTTGACCTTGCCATGAAAGACATGAACCTTGTCATGGACATCAGCACAGCGTTGCAGATGGATTCCAGCACCGTTGCTGACGCGCTTGCTAAGGCTTATCAAGGAAACTTTAAGGCGCTTCGATCATTGAGCCCAGAGATGGCAACAATGATAAAAGAAGGCGCAAGCCTCAACGAAATCATGGACGTGCTTGGCGGAACCTTTGGTGGTGCTACTGCCAAGAGCGCCGAAACAGCTGCGGGCAAAATGAAAATTTTGACTAACTCGCTTGGCGAAACCAAAGAATCAATCGGCGCTGCCTTGTTGCCTGTACTTGAGGCTGTGCTACCTGTGCTTAACAAGTTTGCTGCATGGGCTCAAGACAATCCCAAAGCATTCTTGGCTATTGCAGCTGCTATCGGAGTAGTTGCTGCCGCAATCGTTGTTACGAACATTGCTATGGCACTCAACCCGTTCAGCCTTATTGCCGCAGGCGTCGCATTACTTGTTTTGGCGCTTGTCACCGCATACAAGAAGTTTGAGTGGTTCCGTGACGGAATAAACGCAATTGTTAACACCGTTATCGGATTCTTTGCCGGCATGGTCAACGCTGCAATCGGCGCGGTTAACGCAATTATTAGCGCATATAACTCAATTCCGTTGTTGCCTGATTTGCCAAAAGCGCCAACCGTGCCGGTTCCACAACTCGGCAAAACATCTAATACGCCTGCACCTGGACGTATGAGCATTCCTCGACTAGCCGATGGCGGCATCGTGTCGTCACCTACCTTGGCGCTAATCGGTGAAGCAGGCCCAGAAGCCGTAGTGCCATTAGATCGCATGGCTACAGGCGGCGGCGTGACTATCAACGTAACTGGCGGTCTTGCCACAAGCGCAGAAATTGGTGAATCTGTTGTTAACGCGTTGCGCGCCTACTCACGGAGTGCAGGGCCGTTGGCTCTGAACATTGCCTAATGCCAGGCGTTGCGGTTGTTGATTCAGGTAACTATGACCTGCAAATAGACACAGGGTTTATTGTTAACTCGTTCACGCTTGACAACGTGACATCTGGTGTACTTGATAACACGTTCTTTGTGCTTGACGGCAACACCGAATACGCCGACGTTATGGCAGATTGCACAAACGTAAAAGTCAGGCGCGGTCGTCGAGATGTTGGCGATCAGTTCAGCGCAGGAACAATGACATTTACCATCCGCGACGTGGACGGCATATTTAACCCATTTGATGACAACAGCCCGTATTACGACACACCGCAATCTAAGCCAGGTCTTGCACCGATGCGTAAAGTGCAGCTCATCCGCTACGACCAGACCGACAGCCCCGAATACCTGTTTTCGGGCTACGTCGTTAACTATGACTACAACTTTGCGCTCGGCGGCCTAGACACCGTGACCGTGTATTGCGCTGACCAGTTTTACCTGCTCGCACAGACCTACATGAACGAATTAAACGTCACCGCCGAAACATCTGGCGAGCGCATTGAAACCGTGCTTGATCTCCCAGAAGTTGATTTCCCAGCGCTACAAAGGGACATCGCAACAGGCACAGTAAATCTTGGCCACGATTCCTCGTACACCGTTCCTGCCGGCACAAACGTGCTGCAGTACATCACCCAGATCAATGAGACCGCGGAGTTTGGACGATTGTTTATGTCTTCTGCGGGCACGTTGACATTCCAGAATCGAACTGGAACTACCCTTAGTCCATCGGTGGCCGACTTCCATGACGACGGAACCGAAATTAAATATGACGGTTTGGGCATTACTTTTGAGGCGAACGAAGTAATCAACAGGTCTGTGGTGACAGGTTTAAACGGAAAGACCGCAACCGCAACCAACGCAGGCTCAATCGCAACCTATTTTATTCAGACCAGCAGCATCCTGAACAGCCTGTTGCATGAGCAAACAGCCATAGATACGGCTGCAAGTTACTTGCTTGACCCACAACCTGAACCACGGTTTACATCTGTAGAAACCAAGTTCCTAATGCTGACCGATGCCCAAAAAGACACTTTGGCGACCGTGGACATTGGCGACACGATCAGCATTGAAAAAACGTTTTCGAGCGGTGCCGGCACAACGCAGTTGGCGCAAGAACTGTCAGTTGAAGGCATTGAGCATTATTTGGACTATTCCACAGGCCACCGTGTGCTGTACTCAACTGCCCCAACAACCATCGTTTATGAATTGATTTTGGATAACGCCACGTATGGCACACTTGACGCAGACAATGTTTTAGGATAGGGAGCATTATGGCAACACCACCGGATTTCGTAGCAGGAAGCATTCTTACCGCTGCACAGATGAACGCAATTGGAATGTGGGAAATTAAGTCAGACACGATCGGCACGGCTGTCGCGTCGGCAACTGTCACAAGCGCATTTAGCACCGATTATCAATCTTACAAAATTGTTGCATCGGGCATTACTTTTTCAAGTGCTGGAGCTGCTGTTTATCTCAAACTAAACAACTCAACAGGCAGTACTTATTTTGGCAACTTGATTTACAATCTTCCTGGGACAGCCTCAATCGGTGGTGTGTCTTCACTCAACGGGTCAAACTTAGGATTCTTTGTTGCGACTGGAAGCAGCACAGGGTTAAACGATTTTGAGGTAACAGTCGCAAACCCTTTTACCGCAACCACGAGCAACTGTTTCGGCACATACGCTGGACGCGCTTACAACGGTTCATGTGGCACACATGACAGCAACGCTGCATCTAGCACAGGATTTATCCTTGCACCAAGCGCAGGAACGATGACTGGTGGAACTATTCGCATTTACGGTTACAGGAACTAAATATGACATACGAAGAAGCCATCGCCGAATATCCGCAGGACGAAGTGTTCATCCAAATTGATGAAACTGTCCGTCCAATGACACCTGAAGAATATGAAGAGTTCATACAAAAACAAGTAAATGCACCAGCTCCTCTCGGCAAATAATGCGATGGCGTTACCTGATCGGCTACGTCGCGCTTGTTGCGGTCGTTTTGTGGGGTTGCGCTGGCTGTAGTTATGACGGCTCATATCGCTACCCGTGTCAAGACCCAGCAAACTGGCAGAAACCTGAATGCGAGCCACCGATCTGCAACCCATCTGGAACGTGCACAAGGGATTTAATTTATGAGAGCACGCCTTAAACCAGAGGAGCTTCACGCTCGACTAATTGTTGTTGTCGGCATCATTCTTGCCAGCGTCTTTGCAATCACCGTGCTTGGATTTGTCTGGTCACTTATGTTTGTCACACAGCCGATCGGGAATCAATCGCCCAATGACGCCGCATTCATAGACCTGCTATCAACCCTGACCGTCTTTATGACTGGCACGTTGTCAGGCTTAGTGGCCTCAAACGGGCTAAAGTCAAAAGCAAAAGAAGGAGCCAAAGATGTTGAAGCCTAAAGACAAAGCCCTACTCGCCTCATACGGTCGCTCAATGCTCGCCGCCGTCGTTGCGCTCGCAGTAACAGGCAACACCGACCCATCAGCGCTTTTAGCAGCTGCAATCGGCGCGGTCTGCCCAACAGCGTTGCGCTACTTCAACCCTAAAGACATGAAGTTTGGTCGTGGCAGTAGCCAAGGCTAAGGCTGGCGTGCCAAACGCACGCGACTACATCGGCAACGCAGACGGCGCATCACCAGCGCCACGTGCCGGCATGAACGAATGGATAAAACAAGCAA